GGTTTGCCTTCGCTGTATAAAATACTCATAGTCCTGTATGAATTCATAAGCCCGTTTTTATCCGTAGTAGCCGTTCCTATCAGTTCTCCCACAACTAACTAACTGAACAAAAGAAAAGTGAAGATAAAAATAATCTTCACTTTCCTTTTGTTCTAATTAAATAGACAGTTGTCGTATCAGAGTGCTTTCGCTTGTCTGTGCATATACCATTGTCATTTTTAAGCTTCTATGACCTATTACCTTTTGTATTGTAGTAACAGGAACATCTTTGTTTACAAGTCTTGACGCACAAGTATGTCGAGCCACATGAGCTGAAACATTCTTATCTATACCTGCATGTTTTATAGCAGTTTTTAATCTGGCATTGAACAATTCCTTTTTTATACCGAAAAAATCATCAAGCCTGTAAAGATATTTATTTATTATCTGCTCTGCTCTTCCGTCGAATATAGAAGAAATAGGTATCCTTACGCCTGTATTTGTCTTTATAGAAGTATAGGTAAGCCACATTTTCCCATTTTCTATGGTGAAATTTTTCGGGGAGAATGAAGCAAAGTCTGATATTCTTGCTCCGGTGTAAGCCATAAAAAGGAATCTGTCAAGTGTAACAATGAATCGTGATGGAGTGTCGGTACGTGCTATGTAATTTCAATTTTACGAATATCATCGTCAGTTAGCGACTTCATTTTATATTTCAGACGGTCTGAAAGCTTTTCATGATAAAAGTCGAAACTACCGGAAGGTACCTTATTGCCAAACAATTTCCTGGCAATATTATAATAACACCTAAGCACATGTATCTGCATACCTATTGTAGTTTGATTCAGACCGGCTTCACGCATATAGCGTATAAATCCCTTTGCATAATCTTCCGTAATATCGGAAACTGAACATTCTTTACAGAATTTCCTGAGATGCTTTAGCACACGCCGGTGTATTCCTTTTGTTCCTTCGCGAATATCGCGGTGTTCTATCTGATATTCCATCATCGAATAGAAGTCATTAGATGACTCACGCCCGTCCCATATTTCCTTCAGCTTTGAAAGTGTAAACTCTCCGTCGTAATCAAGTTCATACTCTTCAAGCTGATAAAGCGTTTTACGGATAAACAGATTAAGTTTCCTTGCATTTGGGTTACGGATAATAAGTCCGTTTTCACCATCCCATTCATCGTGAAACACATGTACGTTTGTATCAATTAAGATACTTTTACCGAACTGTTCGCAGCGCACATATACGCTGAACATACCTGAATCAAATTCTTTGACGCAGATAGAATACTTGATTTTCATAACATGAATTTTTAATTGGCTTTTCCAAAATAATAAAAAAATTTGAAACTGGCAATAAAAAGTATTATGTTTGCATAAGAAATACATTTATCATGTATTTTTAATTGGCTTGAAGAGCGGAGCAAAGTGTTGCGAATCCGCTCTTCTTTTTTGTCCCCACCTCCCTCTTGCTTCCCCTTATCTTTGCGTCATACTGATAATTCAATTTAAAATTAGAAGAACATTATGCTGAAATCTGAAGTTTTCGAAAAGGCGCTGCAGGAAGTGGTGGCGCAGACTGAAATATCCCGTGAAAGAATTCTTAGCCAGGAAACATGTGTCGAAGTGGTCGATGCCAGGCATATCCTGATGTACATCATGCACTCGCTCGGATTTTATCCCCGTCAGATAGCAGAGCTTATGAACTGCACTCCGTCCAACGTCCGCAAGGCGCTCGGACAGTTTCACGACCGCGTTTCTTCCAATCACATCATGGAACAGCACCTCGACGTTATTTCTTCGCGCATATTCCACGATCCTTCGTAAGTGGCGCAACTCGCGCGAAACTCTCACACAATCACATAGTCACCTGAGTGCGCAAACATCGAAACACCTAAAAAACTGAATTTAAGGCTGAAGATTAAGCGTTTACATACTTTTGTAATGCGGTTAATATTGACCGTTGAACTTAAATTTCAGCATTATGGAAGCGGAAACAAAAGAAATTATCAAGGAAAAGGAGTACGTGCATAATACTCCGGCTTGTTGGAATGACTGCGACGGATATGGTTACGGTTACCGTCGTCGTGGCGTGGATAACTCAGCTCGTGCTTTGGGTATTGTAGGTACCGTAGCTGGTGGTCTGGCTTTACTGAATGGAATGCACGGAAACCGCGGTTTGTTCGGTGGTAACTACGGAACTCCTGAAAACGTAAACATCAACACAATGATGCCGGCTGCAGGTTCAAGCGTAGCTCCTACAGCTTTCCAGGCTTGGGAAAAAGGTTGCGAGGACGCCTTGAAACTCACGAACACCATTTGGGAGTTGCAGCTTAGCGGCGAACGCCAGGTTTACGCACACCGTGAAACTGACGTGAACGAGAAGTTCCAGCTTTACAAGAGCCAGATTGATGCCGACTTCAGTCTGTACAAAGGCTATCGTGATGCCGACGATGCTATCATCGCTAAGCACAATGCCGATGTATTTGCTTTGTACAAAGGGAATCGCGACAGCTTCGACGTGTTGAACGCTCGTATCAGCAACCTCGAAAAAGAAGTGGCTGTCAACACTGCCATCCGTCCTTACCAGGATAAGCTTATCCAGTGCGAAATTGAACGTGCTTACACAGCAGGTATCAACTACACTGACCGCAAGACTTGTCGCGCTATCATGGGCGAACTGGTATTGCCGAGCACTCCTACTGTTACGGGTTATCCAAGCTACACTCCGTGTGCTTGCCCTGCACAGTCAGCAGCTACAGCTTGATAATTACAAGAAACAGAGTATGCGGACAGTGCGCCTTCGGGCGTGCGTCCGCTCTCTTTAAGCTTCCGCAAATAATTCTGAAACATTAAAACATATATCCATTATGTACAAAGATCCGCTACTTTTTACACAGCCCTATTCTCCGCAGCCCGACCCAATGGCCCAGCTTGAAGAGGAGAAAAGAAAGCTTGAAGACAAGATGGCCATGCTCCGCCAGACAGGACCGCAGCAGCAGGTACGTCCGCAGGCACCCGCTTGGGATGAAATCGATGCCATTGTGTCCGGATTGAGCGACCAGGAAATGCAGTTCCTCAACTCTAACCAGGAATTCCTGGAAAGTTCCGCCAATGTGCAGAACATTTTGCAGCGCGAATACCTCCGCATCATGCGACCGGTAGTAGAAGCTACGAAAGACGGAAAGCAGGCTTTGGAAAACCATCTTACCCTGATAAAGAGACTACGTAACTATGCACGCGACGAGGTGAACAAGAAATACTCCCTTTTCGACGAGTATATGGAAAAATACAGTGATATGTCTTTCGCCGAATTCATGGAAATGAAGAAAGGCAAAAAACGTGGAGGACCCGCCAAATGAACCAGTTGGAATTAAGAATTTTGAGTCTTGAAAAGCTCACAAACGAGCAGGCAGTATATAATTCTCAGTTAAAAGAAGATTTAATTTCAAGTCAACAGAGCATAAAGGATTTGTACGGCAGAATTGAAGTATTAGAGAAAGCTGTATCAATGCCTTCCCATACAAAGACTCAAAAGGCCACAAAATCAGAAAAATAATTCGATTATCCGCATAAATACAAAATAAAACATGAATGTAAACGAAAAAGCTTTAGAGCTGAAAAGTAAGATAATGGATAGCGTTCAGATGTGGAGTGATGGGCTTATCGACAATTTTTTCGAGGCTCATCATCTTCCTAAAATTGCCGTGAAGTATATCAAGCGCGGACGCGACAACTTCATAGCACAGCAGGGCGAAGCTATCACGAAGAAGATTAACAACGCACTCCTTTTCGTGACCGACAAGGACGGAAACTACGACCTCGGAATGCTTTCGGACGACGTAATCTCCCTGCTTAGGGATATGCCTGAAACTCCGTTCGACTTCGGACTTACCGGAACCATCGGCGCTGGAGCAATCCGCATCTACATCCCGGAGATACCGTTCGTATCAAGCATTTTCGGCGACTTCGGCTCTGTAAAGATAACAGAAAGCGACCTCCTTATCCTGAAGGAAATGCTCTGCCAGCAGGACGGAATCGCATCGGCAGCAAGTCAAACCATTAAAAAATAACGATTATGGGATACACTTACAAGGAAATAATCCACGAAGCAAAGGAAGCTGGACTCTTCAATGAGAAAAAGGCATACGAAATTCTGTGCGACATGAGCGAAGGCATAGAAGAAATGGCTCTCACCAACAAGGAAGAAGCCTGGGCGTTAAAGCGTCGCCACTACCAGATGCTTTTCGGACCACACTACAACGAAGCGTTTGCCATCTGGCAGGTCGCTCAGATGTACCACAAGGACAGCAAGACCGGCATGGAAGTACGCGGACAGCACTGGTCGCCCGAACAGGTGAAACAGGTGTTCATGGGTGTGGCTTCAAAGAACAAAGCTCTTTCCGAATACAATTACTGGGATTTCTACGTCACAATCCACATGATGTGGCACGACAATATCTGCATGTACCGCACCTGGTGGCCTGAAGCCGACGAAGAAGTCCTTACCCAGAAAGTAGCCGAATCCGCAGTCAACTATCTGACCGACGACGACGGCGAAAAAGGTAAAATCTGGATGCGCTACGCTTCCATGTACCAGTAAAACTGTTTCAATTCCACATAACGATTGCAGGCTGGCATACCTCCGCTCCATGGTGAAAGCGCAAGGGGGTAATGCCGGCCTGCCCCTTTTTGTCCCTTTCCCTCCTTCTGCTCCTCCTATCTTTACAGAAAGAAACTGAAACGCAACCGGAAGGAAACCATTAACAAACACAAAACAACACGAAGAACATCATGGAATTATTGACAATCACAGGGGCAGAAGTACAGGGATTCTGGGGATTTCTGTCAGTAGTAATCGTTACACTCATTGGAGTTTATCAGATTCGGTTTCAGAAAATGACCGACATCAAGGTTGAAGAGTACAAAAAGGAGCTCACACGCAAGAGCAACCGCCGCAATGACAACACCTCGAAGGTGTGGGGCGAAATCCACCATCTGCTCGGACAGCTACGGGCCGACCGCGTGTACATCATTCAGACCTATCCGCTTGGCAGGAACGATTATGTTACCGTAGAGTTTGAAGTCACTACACACGGAGTGGCCTATATCAAGGAATCCATAAAAGACCTTCACATGAAGGATGTGCCGAAATTCTGTTCCGTCATTTCATCCACCGACTTTCTTTACGTAAAAAACCTGAATGATATGGAAGGAATGCGTGCCCGTGCGCTCTTCGCCACCAACGGCACCCGACAGATGTACATCCACCGCCTGAAAGACAGCACGTACGACTGGATAGGAAGTCTCGTGTGCGACTACACCACCGACGACGTTCCCTCTGAAGAAGAAGCACGCAGCGCAATGGAGGTAGCCGCGCTCAACATTCAGTACATCCTTCCGGAAATACAACACGCAAAATAAGAACAGCCACACACACAAACACGCATGAAAGCATTTTTCAGTTACATTGAATCGCTGTGCAAGGCCAACTCGCTGGCCAGCTCCAAAAGCTTCACCCTCCTGCTTACAGCAGCCACCGGTTGCCTGGGGGTGATCTGCATCAGCATCGGCCTGCTGGTGGAATGGTTCACTGTAGGCTACATACGCACCAGCCTGTCCGAAATGAGCATGTACATCGCTTCACTGGGAGTTTTCGTAGGCAGCGGAGCAATATCAAAAATCAGCGGGGAAAAGAGAGAACGTAAAGAAAGGGAAGAAGTGCCTCCAGCAGCACCTTCTCCCGAACATAAAGACTAAAAAATTAAGTTATGGCAGACATCTATCAACTTGCACCTTTCATCCTGAAGTGGGAGGGAGGTTTCGTGAACGACCCCGTAGACAAGGGCGGCGCGACAAACATGGGAGTAACAATCGGCACCTGGCGCAGCGTGGGCTACGACAAGGACGGCGACGGCGACATCGACGTGGACGACCTTCGTCTTCTTACCAGAGAAGACGTGATAGAACGCGTGCTCCGTCCGCATTACTGGAACCGCTGGCGTGCCGACGAGATACACAACCAGTCAGTAGCGAACATCCTCGTAGACTGGGTATGGGCATCGGGTGCACACGGCATCCGCCGTCCGCAGCGCATCCTCGGAGTGAAAGCCGACGGCATAGTAGGCCCGAAAACCCTTGTCGCCGTCAATTCAATGGACGCCATGGAGCTGCATTTCCGCATCAAGAACGACCGCATCCGTTTTATCGACGAAATCTGTAAGGCCAACCCCTCGCAGGAACGCTTCCGCCGCGGATGGCTCAACCGTATCAATGAGCTCACATTCAAGCCATGATTATCTTTTTTGAACACAAAAAGCCCGAAAATTTCCATTTCCGGGTTTTTTTTTGCGTTTTTCTGTAGAAAATTTCAGTTTTCCGCGAAAAAATTTCCATTTCCATACAGAAATGAACGTCAGAAATCAATCTCATATTCCGGAATCCAGTCGCCCGGCTCCGAAAAAGTCACACCACCCTCATAAGAGAAAATACGTCCTTTAGCCACCGTACAGCGGTTTTTCAGCAGCGGAATACCGCTCGCCATGCGGTTCTCCAGCACCTTTCCTTCCGCGTCGCGCGCTACTACCCGCAGCGACACCTCAAACTCATCCTCCTCGCAGAACGAAAACACCGAGAATTTAAGTCCTTTCTCTCCGACATATCCACAGTTCAAGTCCCATCCGATGTTGAAATCCTCCTTCTCCTCTGCTACTCCCAGTCCCGTAGCCATGTCCAGTGCCGCCATGTGTCCGCCTACCGTCAGTTCAATTCTGGCCACACCTTCAGGAATCGCATCCAAAATCATCATCGTCAGCTTCGCCACCACGCGGTCCATTTGCAGCGTCAGCGTCTCATCCGTACCCTCGTCCACCTCCATAGGCACACATTTCAGAAACGTTTCCGTCACCTTACCCGCCCGGAAAACGCCCTTCGCTTCGTCCACCTGCCAGTCAGTCGAGCTGTGGCCCAAAAATCTCAGCTCGTGCAGTCCGTAGTCCATTGTCAGCGAAAAAGGCTCCTCCGCCGGACGGCATATTTTCTGCTTTGCCACGCCGTCCATGTAGTCCACACACAGCAGCGAGTCCGCATAATCCGCCATGTTCGCCCTCGAAGCCCTTCTTTTCATTCCATCCTCCGCCGTCCAGTCAGAAATACCGGCATCCAGTCCGAAAAACGGCATAAAAACCATTGTTTTCCGTGAATTTTCGTTCGAATTTTCCATTTCTGGCACATTTTCCGCCCGTTCGCAACTTCCACACAATAGAGCAGAAGCCATTACCAACGCAATAAAATTTCTCGTGAGCTACCCACGCCTGAAGGCATGAGCATCGGACACTGATAGTTCTCTCTTTTCCTGCTTCTTACTGCCACGGCTTTTTAGGGCACGAGGTCGTTCATCCACCGTTGGGCAGTCCACAGGCTTGACTTTCCCACGCTCCGCGGGTAGGGCTTTCAAGCCAAATTCCTTTATGTTACAAGCGGCATTGAGGTCCCGGTCATGGTGTGTACCACATTCCGGACAAGTCCAGCTTCGCTCGCTCAATTTCAATCCTTTATAGATATATCCGCATTTTCCGCAGGTCTTGGAACTTGGTGCGAAGCGGTCTATTTTTATTAGGTTAACACCATACCACCTGCATTTGTACTCAAGCATGGTGAGGAACATACCAAATGAGGCATCCACCACTGACTGTGCAAGATGATGGTTGCGCTGCATACCTTTTACATTCAGATTTTCCATACAGATTGTACGCACTTGGCTGTCATGCGTAAGTGTATGGGTAATCTTATGAATGTTATCCTTGCGGCAGTTGGATATATGTTCCTGCAACCGGGCAACCTTAATACGTGCCTTGTCACGATTGGCAGAACCTTTCTGTTTGCGGCTCAGTCGCTTTTGAAGCATGGCAAGCCTTTGAAGGCTATTCTGTAGATTCTTCGGATTGTCAAAAGTACGTCCGTCAGAACACACTGCAAGTGATTTTATTCCCAAATCTATACCAACGGTGGTACTTGCATCCTTTTCCATAGGAGGAAGTTCCTGCAGATTAGTATCTACCAGTACAGAAGCGTAATACTTGCCAGAAGGTGTCATACTAACTGTAACGGCCTTTACCGTTCCACTGAATTTACGGTGCAGCACAGCGGGAATATCCTTGGCTTTTGGTATCGTAATGGTTCCCATTCCAAAATCCACACGGCAATGCTGAGGACATAGGAAACTCTGCCTGCTCTTGCGGGACTTGAATTTAGGAAAACCTACAGCCTTGGTGTTCCTGAAGAAATTTGTATATGCCGTATCAAGATTACGCAATGAACTCTGTAAGGATTGAGAGTTTACTTCCGAAAGCCATTTGTATTCCGTCTTAAGTTCGCTCTTCATCAGATTGGTAAGTAACACAATACCGAGTGTTTCCTTACGCTCCCTGTATGCCGTGATTTTAAGGTTTAATGCCCAGTTATAGACAAAGCGACAACAGCCGAAGGTCTTTGCAAACAAAACCTTCTGTTCATCAGTCGGATATATTCTATATTTGTAGGCACGCAACATGATTATTTATATTATATATATTGCAAATATATAGTATTTTGCTTACATTTGAAAGAATTTCAAAGTTTTTATTTTATGACACTTGCAAACAGATACACATCAAGCGCCCATAGCGTCTATAACTTGGGCTATCACGTAGTGTTCTGTCCCAAATACAGGAGGAAGGTTCTTGTAGATGGGATAGATGAAAGACTCAAGGAACTTCTCGAGGAAAAGGCTTCGGAACTGGAAATCACCATTGAAAGCATGGAGGTCATGCCGGATCATGTACGCCTGTTCATCAGGAGCAAGCCGACCTATGCCATACATTTTGTTGTGAACCAATTGAAAGGATATTCATCCGTAAAACTTAGGAAGGAATTCCCAAAGCTCAGGAGCAGACTTCCTACGCTATGGACGCGTTCATATTTTGTCGAGTCAGTGGGGCGTATATCCGAGGAGACTGTAAGAAAATATATCGAGAATCAAAAATCAGTCTGATAGCGCTTTCATGATGGTGTGTCAAAATTCTTTTTTTTGAAAATATAAACTTATATTTTGAAAATTGAGCATCCTAAAAGACTAAAGAAAGGGCCGTATCATTATTCAATACAGAATTTGATACGACCCTTTTAAATATTATAGTTACAATCTGTAACTTTAGGGAGTAGTCATTTTAGTTTTGACACACCCTCATTCCAGCTTAAATCTTAAAAAGCAACAAATATGCCGAAAAACACGTTTTAAACCCAAAATTTCCGTGCCGTGCAAAACATGCCGTTGGTAAAGATAACTTTCCAATCAATAAGTAGTAGTTAATTATTAGTTAAATATTTTTCTCCACAATGTTAACGCGGTACGAAAACCATATTAATTCACTGATTTTTAGGCGATGAACGGCACGGGAAAAGTGTCTTTCGCGCGGAAAACTCGCCGCCACGCTACGGGGCCGGCGGTCCGCACGGGGCCGGTGGGGCTGGAAATATGCGGGCAGGTGGCCGGGCTGCGGTCCTGGTGGGCTGGTGCTTGGGTGCTTGGGTGTCCAGGTGGGCGGAGAAGGACCGGCGGCCGCCCCTCCCTGCTTCCCTGGTTGCATCGGGCCGCGAAGGCAGACGACGAAGGCCGGCGGCCGTTCCTTCATTCCTGGATCACTCCAGGCGGGGGAGGTGAACGGCGAAGGCCGGCGCCCGTTCCTGATCCGTTGGCATGTAGGCGCGTGGGTGTGTAGGTGATTACGTGCGTGTATTGATTTCTGGCGTGTACAATATTTTTTTTGAAAATAAGTTGTATCTTATTTGCATACTTAGAATATATGTAGTATATTTGCATACAGATAAAACAAAACAAGTAATAACCCTTTAAAACTTATAGATATGAAAACTTTAGTAAATTTATTCTTTATCGTTATCGCTTTATTAAGTGTTATAGTATTAATGCCTTTCGGCTTGTTGTTTGCAAAGAATATATTAAACTATCGCCGCCCCGTAAATATCGGCGAATTGTGGATTCAATTTTTACCTTTTAATGGCAAAAAAAATCTACCTTTCTTAGACGTTGTCTATTATGGTAGATAAGAAAATATAACGAAGTAATAACCATTTAATATATACGACTATGGCAACAAAAGAAAAACTTTATCAGATTACAGGAACTACTAACGGATGGATAGCGCAACGCGATTTAAAGTTCAACGGAAAAACAAGAATTATCATTGAAAAAGATTTGACTTTGAAGGAAGCATATAAAAAGCTTCTGGATATGTTTAACAGCGATTACGAGGATAAAGGCTGGTACGCTAAGAATTGGGGTATAGCTGTTAACATGTCAAAACAAGAAGCGTCTCCCACATTCAGCGACGGCACACGAATGTACAAATGTGATTCCAGATGTTATAAAATTGAAGAACAGGAAGAACCGGAAGAGGTTGAATATACAGTAACCGATAATGAGACCGGCAACTGCGAGATATACAAAGGTTCTGATCTTAACGAAGCAAAGCAGGCAGTACGCGATGAATGGGATGATAGCGAATGCGATTGGAAGGATAATACAGCGTGGGACATCCGCGCTAATGGTGATACAATCTTTAACGGGTGTATTAATAACTTGGAAGACTTAGATAACTTGTAACATAATGACTAACCAGGAGATAGGATTAATAATAAAGGATATACGCACCCGCCGCGGCTTATCAATCCGCGCGCTGGGTGAGTTGTCCGGCGTTCAGTTTGCCAATATCGGCAAGCTGGAACGCGGAGAGTATAACCCATCGGTGAACATACTTAATAAGCTGTTATTAGCTTTAGACTGTGAACTGATAATTAGAGAGAACAAATAAAAATAATAAGATTATGACAACAGAAAACCGCTACCAGTACAGCGAAGACCGCTTGATAAAATTTGATACTTATTCCGATTCGTGGCCCGCAAGGCCTGAGGATTGCGCCTACCTTGTTGAAGACAATTCTAAATTAGATTTAGATTCCGATTCGTCCGAGGATGGCTCTATATCTTATTATCAGGGTGAAAAGGGAGCTCTTGTTATAGAACATGATTCAGACGGTACGGAAAATGCATATAAATCAGGTTTTTATTTAACTTCTTCTTTTCAGGAATACAAGGAAATGTATTTAGATTAATATAGTTTCTATATCCTGTTATCCATCCGATAACAGGATATTTTTTTTCTATTACTATACCCCGCAAAAATAAATATCAAATTTTAAAGTTTTTCTTTGACTTTTCTTTGTGGAATAAAATAAAAGCCGTATATTTGCAGTGTCAAGCTATATAACACGATACATCATATATATATGTATCAAACATTTTGAGAAACGAGTATTAGAAAGATATTTAACGCTCCGTTTATGTTTCATTTATAACTTTATTGTTATATGGCTTGACACCCGGAAACATATCGGAGCGTTTTTTTATTGTTTAATTTCATAAAATTGTCAAGCCTTATGAAAACAAATGTATTTACAACTGAAAACGGTTTAACCGTAAAATTGAACAACTGGTACCAAGTCGAATGTGCAAACGGTCTTGTAGATGCCGAATTGATAGAGATCAGCAAAAGCGGTTTAAGATTCCGCGATAATGCGCTACAAACTTACTGCATACCTTTTAACCTTGATTTCCTTATTACATCAGAAGTACACAGTGTAAACCCGGTGTTTATCCAATCACTTGAAGAGCTTGCAACATACATAAGCGACAACACCGAATCAGGCGATGAAATAATAGTTAATGACTCTTTGCATTTTGGTTGCGGACTGTACGCATATAGTAGCGATGATTTTGTTTTTACAGGCGTAGAAACAGAAGAAGGCAAAAACCCGGTTTTCCTTCATATTAAGAATACATATAACAATATCCTTGCAGCTCTTAAAAATTTGCTTTGCCGCGATGGATATTTAGACGTTAATACTCTTAATATTACTTTGTGTCTCTAACCCTCTAACGCTACATAATTATGAAAAAACATGTCTTCACTTTATTGGTATTGTCTGTATTGTATCTGATAATCTATGTACTTAACATTGTTGTGATATTGGCTAATTATTCCGCTATTATTCTGGGCGGTGTGGCTTCACTCTCATTTGCTTCCCAACTGAATTTCGCAGCGTGGGGTTTTCCTCTTGCATTGGCTATCACTGGCGCGGTGTTCCTGATGGATGCCGGGTATATCTCATTCAATTCTTCAAAGAAATAAGTTTCACACTTTAAATCGGTTCGTTATGAAAAAACAGATTACGGTAACGGTTTACACCAAAACCGGAGAGTTTGAAAAGCCGCAAGAATATAGAAGTTATTCGGCAGATACGCTATACGGTTGCATGGAAGATATATACTACGATTTTGAAATAGTGATGAAATACGGCGTTTCCGCTTCCACCATTGCAGAACGTACTGAAATACTGATAGAAGGTGTTAACATAGCATTCCGGTACAATCCGGAAACATGGGAATGCGTTGAAAAAATGAATCTTGATCCAAAGCTGCCCATACTCCCAACGATGCAAAAGCTTTTCCATCCGGCTTTGTTCTTAGGCAATCAGATACAGCAGCCGGGAGTACAGCCCAACCCGCGCCGCCTGAAAGGTTTCACTTTTGCAATTACCGGAACGCTCAGCATGAAGCGTCAGAAGGCAGTGGCTTATATCCTGGCCAACGGCGGCGATTATCTTCCAAGGGTAACAAAGAACGTCGATTTTCTGATAATTGGCGATGATGCCGGGGAAACGAAAACCGACCTCTGCGAGCGTTACGGAATTGAAACCATTTCCGAACATGATTTAAAAGAAATGGCAGAAGGAAAGGCAGCCTAACAGATTATAATATTCTTATTAACTATTAATTGTATAAGCTATGGTAATTAATATAAACTATCATTATTTTTCAAATTACAGCGGTAAAAGTGATCTTGAAAAATTAGGTAACTATAAAGTAGGAGAGATAATAACAGATTGGGAAGGTGATACAGGATGTATCTTAATGATAATGAAAGATGGAAGTATCAGAACAGATTCTAACGGAATAGGTGATATTAGTAAGATTAAGAAGGTTAGAAGTAAAAAAAAGATATTGGAATACTTGCAAAGCCTTCATAAATCCGATATGAATTTTATGTTGGAAAGACAAAAAAGAGAGCTTGGAATGATTGGATAATAATTAATACTTACTATCATGAGAACAAAAGATATAAGAACCACCGCCGAAAGTAACGCAGTTGTAAACCACTTTTTCCCTATTCATTGCATTGTAGTGAACCACGCAGCGCCCGCAGCCGTACAGGATGACGAACAGGCATTACTTTATGTATGGCGTGATATAATGTGCGCCGGCCATCATTGGAACATTGATTTTTTGAACACCCCGCAGGGAAATGTGTACAGCCTTAACCCGTGTTTGCTGCATCATTATTTTGATAACGGATTTATCAGCTTTGAGGAGCTGAAGAAATCGGCCTACGTGGACGAATACCAGAATATAACAGCTTTGCCGGACACAGGGAAAGAGCTTGTTAACATGGTCAATCTTTGCGGCGTTTATCCTGCATAATTCTTCACACTATCAATCAATATCTAATTATTTCCCCAACTTATTAATACTTACTATTATGACATACTTTCACAACATAACCAGCCTTTCAGATTTGAAAAAACAATACCGTGAACTGGTAAAGAACAATCACCCGGATAAGGGTGGCGATATAGCCGTAATGCAGGCCATTAACAACGAGTTTGAGCACTTGTACAACATTTGGAAAGATCGCAAGGAAACAGCCGATACAACAGGATACGCCAACGACTACGAAGGCGCAACCGCTAAACAGTACACGCAACACGTTTATGAGGAGTACGGCTGGACCGGCTCACGCCGTGACCGTTCGTACACACGTAAGGAACTGAAAGAAATATTTGCTAAATGGCTGAAAGAAACCTATAAGGGTTGTACTTTCTCTATACGCCTGAGTGATTATAATTCAATCGTGATTAATTTGCTAAAGGCTGATTTTAATCCGTTTGTTGATGAAATGTTGTACAGTTATTCTATGTCAAGATATGACATACACAACGACCCGAAATTAAACGCGCGAGCAAAGGAAATGTTTACTAATATACAGTCGTTTTGCCAATCTTACAATTATGATCACTCCGATATATATTCAGATTATTACGATGTAGGCTTTTATTTTAGCATGAACATAGGTACAGGCAAAACACCGTTTAAGGTGGAGATACCGAAAAGCCGCCGCGCGTCTGGTGCGTGCGATGCTGAGTTTAAGTATAAAGAAGGACCAGCGCACCAGGCAATAAAGAAAGCGTTAGGAAAACATTATTTTGCCGACGTTGACGGTAAAATGATTCTATGTCAAAAGCATTTTTACAACGGAAAAGAATTCGATAGTGAGTGCTATTTATATACTAATAGTAATAATTTGGCATTAAAACGCCTTGAAGCATTGAAGAACGTAGGTATTATATGCGAGCTTACAAAGCGCGGAGTACTTCAATTCGTTGGTTATACTCCGGAACTGGAAAAAGCATTGGCCGAGGAAGACAGAGCCAAAGAACAGGCTTTTAAAGCATGGCAGGAAAAGCAGCAGAAAGGAAAGGAACAGGAAAGCGAAAGCACAAAGGAACAGCCGGAACAGGAACAGAACCAGACAGCCGAGGAAATCGGAGCTTTCAAAATTGTAGATTATTCGGAAAAAGCGTTTGCAGTGGTTGGTGATACCCGCGAAATTAAAGATATATTAAAGCAGCACGGCGGGCGTTTTAATCCATCGTTGACCGTTGACGGCTCGAAGTGTGCCGGCTGGATATTCAGCAAGAAAAATCTTGACGCGGTACGCCTTGCACTAATCGGGTTCACGGTGCAGGACATAGAAGTAAATCAGGAACAGCCAGCCGGACAATCCGAACAAGCCGAACGCGCCGAGGAACAGGCAGCAGCAGAACAGAACCAGCAGCAGCCGGAACAACCGGAACAGGCCGAGCCGGTAAATAATAGTGCAGCCTATGGCGATCGTCAAAAATCACTGATTTTTCCGAAACTCACGTTAATATCTACATATATATATAGTTTATATGAGATTAACGGGGTACCTTTTATTTCTTCTTGTAAGATTATGAACGATAGAGCCTTAAAGGAGGGAGAAATATTTAATGTATATACAGACGATGAGCATAAATACGGCGTTGAATTTGACGGTGAAAGTATTGAAACGAGCATTTTAAAGGCTCTTTCATTTATTCTTAAAACAGAGTGCAACGAATTCGGAAAGGCTTTACCGGAACAATTTGAAGGGATAAAAGGCGTAAACATAGTTAATGATTTGCTTTTATTGCTTGATGTCCTGCAGGAGCTTCTAACCGAACAGCCGAAAGCAGAAGAAAAACAGCCGACACCGGAAGACGTTGCAAAGGTGTTAGAAGTTTTCCCGGCTTTGCTCGATGCAGTGTGCGAAATCCTGAAAGCAGACACGCACACAGAAGCACACACGGAAACGGACACCCACCAGCCACACCAGGAAGAACGTACACCCGGCGACAATGCGATATATAATTCCGTTTGCTCCTCCGTTATCCTTACGGGCGAATACATGGCAGCACGCCGCGAAATTAAACAGGCAATTAAGCGGTACCGCTTCACGTTGCCGCAGCTTAAATATTTGGTTTATATTCTGGAAAATCACCCTGGAATCAACCGGGAAAGGCTGAAGGGGGCGGCGTGAGCCGCGCACCTTTGCGCCTGAGTAATTTATATATGAGCCTATGGAAAGTGTGAAAAATCACTGATTTTTTTCAAACCAACCAAACAAATTTTATAACTATGTATAGCAACATCAAACCATTAAACGAACAGGAGTACAAAGTATTCCAGTACCTTACAGAAGCCGCCAGAACAGGCGAAAGGCAAGCCGTAAAGATAAATAACGATAGTACATACATGCCCGTGTGTGTGGAAATACTTCTTTCCACACCAGCGTACGAACATGTATCTATATGCCACTACGGCGAAATGAATGGCGATTTAATGGCCGATCCTGAAGTAGTGTTTTATCACGATAGGAGCGAGGGAAAAGCTTATCCAGGATATTTTAAAAATGATTACGCAGGGGTAGAAATGGATGCAATTTATTATAATGAGGAAGAAAAACCGCAAAAAGTAAATGTAAATTTGCAAACAGAGTTAGCCGAGTTTTGCGAAATGTGGATGCGTAATATAAACGAGCAGCAGGAACTAAATTTAATCACCTGTGAAGAAATAAACGTTTAAATAATACTGTAATCAATCAAATTTAAATCATTATGGCGGGACTTTTAAAACAGACAAGGCAAATGAGTTATTTTGCCGAAAACAGCAACCAGGACACGCAAGAGTTTACAGTGTCAAAGAGTAACGGCCTTGTAGCCGTTTCTACAAATGGTATGTACATCGAAATGCAAGAAACTTTTTTCGATTCCTTTATAGGAGCTTTGAAGCAGTTTAGAAAGGATTGCAAGAGGTTAGAAGGTAGTTAGTATCGTGGCAGGGTGGGGAGGGTAGAGCCTATGGACTGTGCGAATTATCACTGGTTTTTCTTGATATAGCAACCTATGGACTATGCGAATTATCACTGGTTTTTCTTGATATAGCAACCTATGGACTATGCGAATTATCACTGGTTTTTCTTGATATAGTAGCCTATGGCCTCTATGAATTATCACTGGTTTTTCTTGATATAGCAATCTATGGACTGTGTGAATTATCACTGGTTTTTCTTGATATAGCAACCTATGGACTGTGCGAATTATCACTGATTTTTCTACATTTTGTAATATTAAAATTTTAAATTTGCAAAAAAATGAACTTAATTTATTGTTTTTACATACCGCAAACTGAGCAGCTTGTAAACCTGTGCAAGGTTTCAAACAACCTCTATAATCAGGCTTTATATCTGTTTCGTCAAAGTTTAAAGAACGAGAACAAATGGCTGTGGAATGCCGACATTGAAAAGCTGATGAAAACTACACCCAACCTTGAAGTAGAAATAAATTACAGACTGCTGAAAGCACAGGTATCGCAGCAAATACTGAAAGTTCTGGACAAGAACATAAAAGCATACTGCAAGACTATAAAGGACTTCAAGGCACACCCGGCTAAATATAAGGGTATGCCGCAGCTTCCGTCTTTCAGGAAACGAGGTAGCCTGTTTAATCTGTACTACACATATCAGTCGGCAAGAATTAAGGACGGGATAATCCGTCTTTCCAAAGATTTATTTATTTCTATTCCTCAATGGGACAAGTATAAGGAACGTATTCAGAACTTTCAGCAGGTGAGAATAATTCCTTCCGGCAAGAAACTGAAAATAGAGATAGTTTACCGTTACGAGGCTAAGAATTTAGATTTGGATAAATCCAGATATGCATCGATAGATTTAGGTATTGACAATCTGGCTACAATGGTAACAGACAAAGGTACTTTTCTTTATAGTGGCAAGTTCCTGAAGTCTTATAACAGGAATTTCAATCGTCAGCTTGCAAAATTACAAAGTATAAAGGACAAGCAGGGAATAAAGAAAGCTACAAAACGCATGAAGGGGCTTTATGAAAAACGTGACAAATACATAGAGGACGCATTTCATAAATACAGTCGTATGATAGTGAATCATCTTATAGAAAACAGAATAGGGAATTTAGTTGTAGGCTATAACACTGGCTGGAAACAGTCAGTAAATATCGGAAAGCGCAACAATCAGAAGTTCGTGCAGATTCCGTTTGCGAGACTGGTTTCCTATTTGAAATATAAATGCGAAATTGCTGGCATACGTTTTATAGAGAACGAAGAATCCTACACTTCAAAGTGCGATGCTCTTGCAAAGGAAGAAATAGGGAAACATGAGTTATATCTTGGAAAGAGAGTAAAACGAGGACTTTTCCGTTCTTCTACAGGCAAATACATCAATGCCGATGTAAACGGAGCAGTAAACATCATGAGAAAAGTAGTCGGTGATTCTGATTGCATAAATCAGATAATCGATAGCGGGCGGTTGTTGCGTCCGATAAGGTATAACAATCCTTTCGGGATTGCGTGACTTATGCAAAAAACAGAATAGATTTTAATAATTTGAATAGTTTTTACAACATCGTCGGAGCGACGGAAATTCAAGGCAGTAGAGCTCCCTCTTGTGGATGACCGTTTGAGGATTCAAACCTAAAAAGCAATGGAGCGGTGAAGCGGCAAAAATGCTCATGGACTTTCACAGAAATCACTCTATGGAAGAAGTGAAAAATCACTGATTTTTTTGAAAACATTAATACATAAAATCATGGAAAAAACATCTTACAAAATAGAAAAACAAATTCCTATATATCACTGGAAAACGGGTGAAGTGGTGCGATACCTGAAAGAAGAGGATATGAGCGCGGAACTGGCTTGGGAATTGGAGCATAATAATGTGACGAAAATCGAACTAAGTCCGTTTAATGATTTGATATATGAAACATTGGAAGGTTTCGGAAAGCATGTTTTATATCCGGGAAGTAAAGGCAAGAACGGTGATTTAGGACGGTTTGAGATAGAACCTAAACTGTTAGAGGAAATTGATTACAGTTGGTTAAAATACGCTGCTGTCATAGCTATAAATCTTGGTACCGAATGGATTGAAGAGTATAAAGTTTTTAACTGTGTGGTAGGTAACACTTTGTGGGAAGTGACAGAGAAGAAACATGCCGACAGAACTGTAACTATATTTTTGGGTGATGATGAAATGACTTATAGTTTCCGACGTATCTGGCCGGAGGAAAGAAAAAAGCGAGGAATACCTGAAGGAATATTGATTTAGCCTATGGAGAGAAATATAAATCACTCTATGGCATCCGAGAAAAATCACTGATTTTTTCAAACCCTAAAACAACAAACATGAAAAAAGAATTCACATTAGAACAACTCGTAACGATACGCGACGTGTTTGCCGACATGTGCGACAAGCAGATTGAACGCGGAAGAAGGAATTTGGCAGAAGAATATCTGGACATAGTGAATGTAGTTCAAGCTAAGACCGGATGCGACGAGTACGAAAGTCTGGAAGATTTTCACCTTGACGAGAGCGGAACTTACGGTTATGCGGAAAAGAGAGAGCTGGACGATCTGGAAGAAGTGGCAGTGGACGAAATGATAGCTTTCGCAAAGTCTTTTGACGAGGAGCCTTGGGAAATTCTGAAAGCGAGAGTAAACAATTATCTGGAGGATGTTTCGGCAAATACAGGCATGACCCGTAAGGACACTATAGACCGTAGAACCATTTGTATAAACAGGCTAATTATTCATTGTATCCATGCCTGCACCAGCGAAGAATTGAAACGTCTGGACGGCATAGTAAAAGAGCTTGCAGAGAATATTTAGCCTATGGCAAGTAATATAATAAACATTCCTAAACAATACTTAACAATAAGCGGACAGCACATTTTCTCCCTGCTGCCCGCTTTTTTCGTCCGTTTCACACGCTAAAAAACCACCTGAAAAACCTGAATCTGCCGGTGAAACGAAAAAAATCTGTGAATGCAATGACAGAAATTTTTTATTGCATTCGCAGAAAATTTTCATTGCAATGACAGAAAATTTCGGTTTAAGCTAAAAACAGCGCCCGATACGCCCTTTCCCGCCTCCTGCGACCGACAAAAACAGGCATAAAAAAGCCATGCAACCCGATAGTATTGCATGGCCTTTGATTAACATATTTAAACGTTAGAAGCGACTTGAAATGTTAAGTCATTTCCGTACCTCCTCCGCCCTGTTCCTCTCCACCCGGTTTGGGTTCAGGGGTAGGTTCTTCCGTTTCTTCATCCCATGAATCTACGGAAGTGACAGGCAGGTTCTCGATGAACTGGGCCAGGCGTTTTCCGGGACGGAACAGAATTTTCTTCCGGCGGATGCTTCCGGCGTTCGCGTCTTCCGACTTGGTGCTGCTGGCGGCACTGAATGAAGGTTTCAGAATGCCGAAGTCGCCCAGCTTCACGCCGTGTCCCTGCTGCATGAAGGTGATGCTTACGTCTATCAGCGCTTCGATGGCGGTGTAGACTTCTCCGCTGTTCAAGTGTGATTGTTTGGCTACTTCTTTCAGAATGTCTTCGTAGCTTACGGTGTGTCCGCGCTTGGCGGATGCCACGTACTTCTCGGTTTTCGTCTCGTCAAAACCGAAGGTACGTTTCTTGATCTCGTAATTTAAGGGCATAATCGTTTAGTTTAGTGTTTGTGTTTTGTATTGTACCTATCGGAATACTGCATAAAGGTAGAAAATAATTATGTAATTCCAAATTTTTGTATAAAAACTGTTGCATATTTTTATTTTATGCAACAGTTTTCTGATAAATAATTACAATACAAATTTAAGTTTCCTCTCACCATAAGCCAGACTAAGTGCAGCATATAATGTTTCGGAATATTGCTCTGTAAGAATGGATGCAAAGGCTCGTGTTGGTACTTTTACAGATAGCGTTTCTTCGTCGACGGAAGAAAATTCCAGAACATAAAACCATTTGTCAAAATCGTTTCCTGATATTTTTTTCAGTTCTTCCATAAACAGATTCCATCTTTCATTTTCAGGACCTTCATTCTGTTCTGAAAACAATTCCTGCTGTATCGGAACGGGATGAACGGGTACAGGATGCGATTCTTCCGGAACAATTTCTTCCACACACACCGTATGGTCTTCTATCCAGGTGTTGAGCGAAGTCCATGCGAAGGCGCGTATGTTTTCTATATCCTTTCGCTCGCTTATCACGGTTACTAGCCTGTCCACTTCCTTACGGAAAGGTAGTTTCATTTCCGGTGTTATCCTTTGCTGTATCTTTCGGATGTTCGATGGGGTCTGCTTTAGTTTTCCGCTTAACATGGCGTTGAGTTCCATATCTTCTTTCTGCTGCTCCTTCTTCATTTCGAGGTCGCACACGAGGTCAGAATAATGTACCTTAAAGCTGAAACGTAGCGGATTGCTGTTCGGCCCTCTGCCTATGGGTGTGATGTCTATCCAGAAATCAGAGTTGCCATGCTCTGCCAGCTCTTTCAGTTCATTGACGGCTGGGTCGAGCACACGCTTTTTCAAGTCGTAATAGCGGGGGTATTTGATACTCTTTTCACCTTTCGTTTCAGTGTATAGGTCGAGGAAGTTTCTCAGCTCTTCAATCGGGACTTCGAAGGTGTTTCGTCCGTCGCTTCTCATGTGCGCAGAAACAAATACATACAAGCGTGCGGTGTAGATGTTCGATGCCACGAAAGCAATGCGTTTGAGCAAATCGCGATAACCTATGGAAAGGTCTATCATCAAATCAAGTATATCGCGTTCTACAGACAGCCGGAAAGCCTTTATCTTTTTCTTCTGGTCTTTAAGGTAGCATGTAGTGACTCGGAACACAGGAGCAATGGTTTCGGAATCTACATATTTCTCACGTTTGAAAAACCTTATTTTCAGGTTAACCATGTTTTCGAGGATAGGTTTTGCGCGTGCGTAATACCCCCAGCCAATACCCAAGTCCATATATGGGATTTCTACCTCCAGTCGTCCGGTAGGAGTTATGTATGGTTTAGCTTCTTCCAGGTCGAAAATGGAGAGTTTCTGCGCCGGTACGCCGGGAACATTCTGTCCGTTGATATTCGCATTATAACGGCTGATAAGCTTCAGCACCAAAGGTTCCAGCTTTTCAAGAAAGCAGGCAAAGGCACGGAGCTGAAGCAATTCCATTTTATATTCCATGCGAGAAACGGAGTTTGGCTGACGGATATAATCCTCACGCTTGAAGGGCAAAAGGTTTTTCTGAGGATAGATTCTTACGTCGGTACTATTGTCTTTCGATTTTCGTGCCATGATTACACCTCCTCTTCTTCGGTTTGTACGGGTATTGCTTTCTTGCAGTATGGGCAGGTGATGAACACCTTTTTTACGACAAATAGTGCAGATACTTCTACTCCAAGGGCGGATGCTATCTTTTCGAGAGTAGATAGAGAGGGGTTGCCGTTCAATGCTTTACTGATTCCGGCATAGGTAAAACCGATACGGTCTGCCAGTTCTTTTTGTGAAATTCCTTGTTCTTTAAGGATTTCCTTAATTCTTAATTGTGCCATTTTTTGTATTATTTGATATTCGACACCGCAAATATAGTGATAAAATTAAACTAAACTATAATTTTTGTATGTAAAATTAGATTGAATGAATATTTTAAAGAAAATAGAACGGAAAACGTTATTTTACGACAAATAGTGCAGATGAATAGTTATCTACACTATTTGTCGTATTTTATCTATACTATTTGTCGTAAACCTATTTATTGTCTATACCATTTGTCGTATTAATCTATACCATTTGTCGTTTTTTATCTACACCATCTGTCGTATGCAATCTATACCATTTGTCGTAAACAGCTACACCATTTGTCGTAAAACAAGCTTTCATTTTATTGGATATTAATCAGTTACAATCTATCTAATTATATAACTTTCGATAAACTAAAGAAACAAGAAAAACAATCGATCGAAAAGTTTTTTTCTTTTAGGATAGGGTGTTATAAAAAAATAGCAGCCCCGATTCACATCGGAGCTGCATTTCCGCCGGTCGCATCCGGCATACTGTTAATCAATTTAAAATTCAAGTTTTATGCTAATACTCAATTCAGAGTGCATTATCTGTAGTCTACGCAAATAATCGGCTCTCCTGCTACCCCCGTTATCATACGGAACCCCTGGGCTCCCAGGAGCTCCAGGTAATTTACCAGCGGGTCGCCAAGCGGACGAGGGTAAGCCTGAAAATACGACCGCAGCCGCGCTTCATCGAAAATCTCGTCGGCATCGGCTTCGTTGTCGGTATATCTGTATGACTTCACAAATGCTTCCACCTTGTGATAGGAAACGAAGTCGAGCACGCTGGGGCCCGATTGGGTTTCGGCCTGAGACGGTTCCGAATCGTACTCGTCGCGATCGTATTTTCGTTTAGACTTTCCCATTTTTCTAAAGCATTTTACTTATGTTGAAGAAATTCTATTGCGTTGCAAATATAGGATATTTTCTTTATCTAAATGCTAAAAACAGCAATAAATCTCCTTTATGTTTAAAAATATATACCAAAACGGTAAACATTTATGAATACTTTTATATATTTGTGCGCATGAAGGCATCCGTGAGGATATCCAATTCGACTCATTAGTTGGTGAATCGTATTCTTTATTTAGGTAACAATTCTTCTGCCACGGGAAACCGTGGCAGTTTTCCGGGTATTAATGATTTGATAATTCTCATTTTCATTACTTGCTGCGCCTTTTGTGAAAAATGTGCGGCGGTCTTTTTTTATAGTTATTTAGCCCATGTAGGTGATGTAGTGTTTAAAGACAGTTCGCATGTAGATAAAAACAACTGGAAGAAAGGCTGTGCTTCAAACGCCTACCTGCCTAAGCAGAACCCGAAAGACAGGCAGCTCAAAAAAGACTGGGAAGAGCTTCGTTCTAAATCCATCCAGCGTTTTGAGCTTGATAAGATTGTAGGAGGTAAGGATCCGTTTCACATGTGCGGATTTGATTACTCCTCCGAAGATTACTTCTTCATCATCACAAACAAACCGGAGAAATTCGATTTTCCTTTCGACGTGATAGAGATTAGTAACCTGGAATATTTGGAACTTACAAAACAGAAATGATATGGAAAACAAATTACCGAAATATATCAAAGGACAGTTTGTGGTAATGAGAAGTATAGAAGAGCTTCGAGCCATGAATTATAAAGACGATGTGCTTAATTTTGTCCGTCCACTTGCGGGACAGGTAGTTATTATAGATAATGTTTCTAAAGCAGCGAATTCTTATTTTTATACCGTACGAAAGTATAAGGAAAATCATTGTGTAATGGTACATGAAGATTTTATTTTGTGCGATGCAAACGGCCGGACGCAAAGAGAATCTCTTGAATGTCGCAATGAAATAGACAGTATAATAGCTCGTGATATTCATGTAGCGCAATTAGATACCAGCAAGTTCAATCCCAGCCCTATGGAAACATGGAAAGCCTTGTTTGCCAGTGTAGAATCTTTTCTCTCCGTTGCTTCTCCTGATATACAGGCATGGGCAGCCGGACAACTATATGGTTACTCTGAATGTCTGATGCAGCAGATAACTGAAACGCCTATAGAAGCTCCGGATACCGGGAAGGAAGATTTCAATGCTACAATTCTTGTATGTCTTGCAGATGATGTACTGGAATGTCCGAATGAATGTGGAGGAAAAGAATTTGCTACTGGTACATTTAAACTGAAAGATGGTGCTTATTTCAGTAAGTACAGGATAAAGTCGTCATGTGTAGTTTATACTTCAAAAAACATCGGATTAAGAAGTTATAACCATAAATCCGGACTTTTTTCTTTGGGATTTACAATTCGTCAGGAAGGATTTACTGAAGAAGATTTAAAGGATTTCCTGTTTAAATTTAAGGGAAGGAGAGTGGTTTTATTGTATAAGGAAGATGACAAAACATATTATAGCTGTATTTATACCAATGATATTACTTCTTCTTATGTGAATTTTCTTTTAGATGAATCTGGTCTGAAATATGTTAGCCTGATTGCAGAAAGAGTTTTTGCTTTAGAGATAAGATTAAAAGAAGAGGATTTGAATTTATCTGAATTATTAAAAGACTAATTCTATGAATAACCTGATACAAATACCTCCCATAACCAACCGATTGGGGCAGGGTTGGGAACAGCCGGATGCAGCCGAAATACTGGTGGACGATGAATATGCAGTAATGTCGAAGGAAGCTTTCGATAAACTAAAAGACTATACAGCTTCTCAACCTACAGCACTTTATAATGGGAAGATGTGGAAAGCATGTTATCGTACGAAAGACGGCCCGTTATGGGTGTTGCACTACTGTTTCAATGAGGATATGGAAAATAATCTGATAGATATCGCCGCACGTGATATTTTGATTTTGGAATAACACAGAAAGGAGAAAGACACATGTTCACATTGACACAAGCTACACCCACCGGCGGAGATTGTACCGCCGGTTACGATGTGAAATTCAGTAATGAATATACCGTAAGAGAGCTTATAGAAGAAGTTTTAAAGACGCATCCCGGAGAGTGGGGATATTTCGAGTTAAAGAATTTAGGAGTCAGAACGGATTATAAGCGTGGAAGACTGCTGAAACAGCATTTTGCCGATGAACTTCTGAACTCAAAGATAGTGAAAGCTTATGCTTCGGGCGGATGGTCACGTATGGATTATTACCTGACCATAGAGCTGAAAGACGAGCATCCGGATAAATCAGTAAAACCTACTGAAGTGAAAGGGTGTTTCCAGAATGGAAATAACCACCCGCAACCTTTGGAAACGCTGGTTCCTCTCCGGTATAGTGAGGAAAATCAGAAAGACCTTCAGATAGTAAAGCTGAAAAGGATTATCGAGGACTACAAGAAGTATGACGCACGAAGGAAGGAATATTACGCTAAATCTATGATTCGACTGGGGATGCTTGAATCCGCATTCGATGAATTGAAAGAGTGCGGTTCCTACAATTCGCTAAAGGCAAAAGTTTTGTCTCAAAGAATTGAGATTGCCAGGTTGCTTCGCATACAGGGAGTAAATGAACTGTACCACAAGATAGACCCGGACATGATTGATCACATAAAGTCTGTTTCTGAACTGATAATAGAGAATGAGGAGCTGAAGAAACGGGTCGATAGTTTGAACTACATTGTCAGCAAGCTGCTGAGAAAGGAGAATAATCAATGATAAACAAAAGAATGAAATCCCTTCTGCTTCCCCTTATCCTGGGGATGGCCGCGTCGGGGAATCCGAAAGAAGTGTTTGCTTCTTCGTTCCCTCAGAAGCCGAAATACAACCCCGATTATAAGCCGGAACAATCCCATCGTGAGTTGAAAGAGTTTTGTATCAAAGGTAAGAAAGTGATGGCCTATTCGCGCAAGGATGCGATAGTCCGGTTAAGACATAAGAAATAGAATGATGGAATGGACTAATTTAAGACAGTTTTTTGCAGACACATTATCAGAAAATTTAATTGCCGCCATGCTTATACAGTGGGCCATAGTGGGACTTTTCTATTTGTTCTGCTACATCGATAAGGTGAAGCCTTCTACTATGTGGTCGCGCTACATTGTGTTAGGTGTTGCTTTAGTGATTACTTTTTTGTTTGCTGGTATTTGTTTTGGATATGCTTCTATAGATATTTATCATTTTGTAAGGAGCTGGATTTTTTAATGTAGATGATTCATGAATAAGTTTTATTACCTACACATCGCTCCGATAATCTGCCGGATATTCGGCCATAAATGGGATGGGGAATGTTATTCATTTCTTGACGCTTATGACATCGGCATACGGCGTTTCAATCGCGGAAGGAAAGGCGGAAAACGGCGTCCTCAGATATACCGTAAACGTAGTAAGCAAACTTTTGAATATTGCAGCCGGTGTGGTGAAGTAATGACAAAAACAGAAAGGAGAAAACTACATAAATAATACCTATCCCTACACACCCGACAGCAAATAGTATTGTCCGAAGTGGAACAGAAGGCAGGCTTCGACAAACGATAACGGCACCACCTCTCCGCGTAAATCTTGCTTGCGTCTGCAGTACGAGCTACAAGGATGAAACAGTAGTAGTGGGAAATCGGACGAGCGGGAAATGGGGATTTAAAAATTAAAGAAAATGAGCGAATTACAGTTTAAAGATGCAACAGATTATGCTCTTTATAAAATTGACGACAGGAATAAAAAAATGAAAGTTGAACAAGGCGACAATACTTTATTTAACTTTTGTGTAGAAGACTTTAAGGCCGGGGCTGAATGGCATAAAAACAGTATATGGCATGATGTGAATGATAGAAGCATTATAGCGGGAAACGATGAAGACTTAATGCTTCTTCTGGAGAACGGGAAGATTGTCGATTACGATGATGATTGGGAGGAGTATTATAGTCCTGTAATTATGTGGGCATACAAAAAAGATTTAATTCCAAATGTAAAGCTATGAGCAAACAAGTATTAAGCATAGAGCAGATGAAGCACCTGAAGGAATTAGGTCTGAATATAGAAAGAGCCTCTTTCCTTGTACATGTAGATTCTTTGAGAGATAAGTATTCAGAGAGCCATATATTCAACACTTCTACCCCCAGCTCTTTGTTTGAGTATGAAGTGGAAACATTCCCGGTGTTCACGTTGCAGGATATTCTCTCTCTGCTCCCCAAAAAGATTATATCAAGCGAACATCAATGTTCTGTAAAAGGTGATTTCTTCCTTTATATTGATTATGAATATCCTGAAATATCATATTCAGTTCTTGATGATTGGTGTCCGGGATTGAATGAATTAAAAACTGTTTATATAAACAAAGATACTGAACTTATTGATGCCGCATACGAAATGCTTTGCTGGTGTCTGGAAAACGGATATATAGAAAAAGATTTTTAAGCCATGAAACGAAAGTATAAATACACCCTCATAGTGGAGTTGTTGGGATTCATCGGTTCATACATCATTTATGCCTGTTGCACCGGTAGACTTGATATCTGGAATTTACCGGAAAATTTTTTTTGCATGTTTCTGGTATCGACAATAGTCATGTGTCTGATTGGCGGGATACTGATGAATTTAGCCGAAAATGAAATAGAAAAATAGTGATACAGATTAAATAGGAAAGGAGTTTAAAATGAAGATAACGCCAAAATTTGAATACGTGACAGGAAGCTTTGATACTGATAATGTCAAGATGCTTTGTCTGGCAAACGAGAACCATGGGAAAGTAGAATTATGTATAGAAGAAAATCCTAATGGATTTAATTTCCCGATAGGAACTATAAAGCTACATAGCAGAGACCTTTATGTTGACTTCAAGGAAACGCTGGAAGATGCCAAATGTTTAGGAAAAGAAATAGCAAGAAGGTGGAATGAGTTTCCTTCTTGGCGTGACGTGTCGGACGAGAAATATCCTATAGACAAGGAAGTATTTTGCAGAATGAAATCGAATGGAGCGATTGTAAGTGGATATATTTATAAAGACAATGGCAAATACAAGGTGGCTACGTCTCCCAATTTTCATTTTGAAGATTACGGCAACTACGAATGCGATTTATATATGTTGATACCGGAAATGCCGGATAATGATACGTCCAAATAGGAGGAATGATTATGCAGTACATATTGACAGAAGAAGAATATAATAATCTTGTTTCAAAAAGTAAAGTAGAAGAACTTAAAAGTAAAATTGAAAGATTGAATCAAAAAGTTTTGGAATACTCAAAATATACTTGTCGGTATGAAGCGCGTGTTTTTGGATATTGTGACGATTGCCCTATTCAGTTTTCATGTAATAAGCCTAAAAATTATTCAAAATAGGAGGAATAAACTATGCCAGAAAGACAACAGGTTGCAGCCAGTCTGCAAGGAATAAGGAAACATCTTTGGAAAAAGAATCTTCACGGGTTCTTTACGGTAAATGGCCGGTATCTTACCGACGACGAAGTGCGTAAAGTAGTGGAATACGGAATATCAAAGGGATATGAAACGAATAAGGAATTTACGGACGAAGAGATTATTAATTTATTAGGCTGGAGAAATGAGAAAGCAGGACTATGTATCGATAGAAGTGGCAAAGTTGCTTCAGGAGAAAGGATTCAGGGAGCCGTGCAAGGGAACTTATTCGATGGAGTTTAAAGACAGATACGATTTGTTTGTTTATGACAGAAAGAAGACTTTTAAACATTTGTCCCGCATTCCTTCAAAGGGAATACAGTTGCAGTATCTTGCGCCGACAATCTATGAAGCGCGAGATTGGATCATGAAGAAGTATAATATCGTTCTGCTTGTGGACTGGAATGAAACATTCTCTTCCAGGAATGGGTATAGTCCTCTTCACTTCGGATTCAAGATTTATAAGAAATTGGAAGTTAGAGGCTATTATGAAACAATGGAGCAAGCCTTAGATGCAGGAATATTGTATGTATTGAAAAATGAAGATTTATGGGAAAATTGAATTTTAGAGGAAACGGAGATACTACCCTTAATTCCGCAACACTATTATAAAATATTTTTTTAAGTACCTGAGCAACAAAAAGTTGCTCAGGATTTTGCCATGTCAGAGGATTCACTTAACTTAGTGTTGCAAAAAAATAATCAAACAAAACCTCATCAGGCATGGCAAAAATACAAATAAAATCCGAGAAGCTCACTCCTTTTGGAGGAATATTTTCAATCATGGAGCAATTTGACTCCACATTGTCATCTGTAATCGACTCGACACTCGGTCTAAGGTGTAGCTCGTTCGGTTATCAGTACAGTGAAATCGTCCGTTCCCTCATGAGTATCTACTTCTGTGGTGGCTCATGCATTGAGGATGTCACTACTCATTTGATGAACCATCTCTCGCTCCATCCGACACTTCGTACTTGTAGTTCTGATACTATCCTCAGAGCGATAAAGGAACTGACGCAAGGAAACATCTCATACACATCAGATACGGGTAAGAACTACGATTTCAACACGGCTGACACACTCAATACCTTACTGCTCAATTGTATGTTTGCATCCGGCCAACTGAATGAGGGCGAGATGTATGATGTTGATTTCGACCATCAGTTCATAGAGACTGAGAAGTATGATGCAAAGCCTACATACAAGAAGTTCCTTGGTTATCGCCCTGGCGTGGCGGTTATTGACGACTTGATTGTTGGCATTGAGAATAGCGATGGTAACACCAACGTTCGTTTTCATCAGAAGGACACGCTGAAGAGATTCTTTGAGAGATTTGAGCAGAACGGACTTACAATCAATCGTTTCAGAGCTGATTGTGGATCATGTTCCGAGGAAATCGTGGAGGAAATAGAGAAACACAGCAAATCCTTCTATATCCGCGCAAACCGCTGCAGTTCGCTCTACAATGACATCTTTGCTCTTAGAGGCTGGAAGACTGAGGAAATCAATGGCATTGAGTTCGAATTGAACTCTATTCTTGTTGAGAAGTGGAAGGGTAAAGCATACCGACTTGTGATTCAAAGACAGAAACGGATGGACGGTGTGCTGGATCTTTGGGAAGGAGAATACACATACCGTTGTATCCTGACTAACGACTATGAATCTTCCACAAGAGAAATTGTCGAGTTCTATAACCTTCGTGGAGGAAAGGAACGTATCTTCGATGATATGAACAATGGTTTCGGGTGGGACAGATTGCCCAAATCCTTCATGGCAGAGAACACTGTGTTCCTTCTTCTTACGGCACTTATCCGTAATTTCTACAAGGCCATTATCCACAGACTTGACGTAAAGAGGTTCGGACTCAATGCAACAAGTCGCATAAAAGCGTTTGTCTTCAGGTTTGTCTCTGTACCAGCCAAGTGGATCAGAACATCAAGGCGGTATGTGCTGAATATCTATACCTGTAATAATGCTTACGCAGATATTTTTCAGACTGATTTTGGATAACGCCTACAACTTATGGGTATGATACTGCGTATTGCCTCAAGTCGCATAGTGGGGCAAGGGGATATTGTGGGCAGAAGTGGGTATTTCAGCCTCAATTTATCTGCTAATTCAGTGATGAGAGGACGTTTAGACGCAAGAAGGACGCTGAAGAGCTTAGTTGCGGATTTGAGGATGA